AATGCTTTGGATGCAGGCACATTCTCTTCGGATACTCGCTTGAGCCCGGTCATCTGGATATCGTACTGGTAGAGGTGTCGTCTTTGCGTGTTTCGAACCAGTGTAAACACGTTGATTTGCACCACCCAGTATTCTTCGTCGTAGAAATTATAGAAATTCAGTTTAGGGAGCTTTTTCGGGTCCACCTTGTCGCTGTCCGAGGTGTCCATGTTGTAAGTGCCGAACCGCTCATAAAACGACAGGAGGTTCTGCTCCATCTCCTGATATAGCTCTAGCCCCACCATATTTTTATGTTCTGTCAGTGACTTCTGCGGTGCGCTTGGATCAAACGTTCCCATAACACCGAATACTCCGGATATGGCAAACTTCGGAGGCGTAAGGCCGATATTATCCTCAAACACACCGCCCTGTGTCGTGGTCACACTTACCCTTGGCTGATAGGTCATCTTGTAGTTTTCTGGGTTGACCGGCAGCAACATCTGCCATGGCTGGTTAGTTTTGGGGTCGGTGATCTCAAACATGAACGGCAGTTGGGGGTTTGTTAAGCCTCCCCGTCCGGATTTCTTCCAAGATCCTTTGCTTGCCATTATTTCACCTTCCCTGTGATGATGCCTGCGCCGGCAGTGCCGGAATCTGTCGAAACCGGCACCAACTCGCTATTGGCTGTTATTTCATTCAATATTCCAGTGCACAGGGCGAGCAGCATGGCGTCGGCTTGTGCTGCCGCCTGTCCGGCACTTCCATCGGATGTTGGAAGACTTGCTCTTGCAGCTTTTATTTTTGCAACCATTCCTGCCGGTGTCATTGCCATTTTAAATACTCGCTTTCACTGTTGCCGAAAATTGTCCATGTGGTGCTCCGGTAAACGCACAGAGACATCCACCCTGGACGACCCCTTTTGTGCTGCCTGAACCGCCGTCAAGATCTATACCTCCGTTGCTTTTCCATGCTGTTTTCCCGGCAATACTGACAGTACATTTACCGGCTGCTACGGTTATTTTCAGATCTCCCGAGTTCACAGTGACCTCGTCGTTGCCTTCTATGATCGTAGTACGCTTACCGTCAACCGTGTCGGCCTGGTTTCCTTTGATGTGTGTGGTGTCGTCTTTCTCGACTGCTGTTAATCGACTGCCATCTTTGTCAATCACGATATCTGTCTTGTTACAGCGCATGTGGTACCGACGCTTGCCTTTAGGGACTTGCGCTTCTGTCGCCATTATCTCGTTCGACGGCGGGTTGCAGTACCCTGTGACTATCGGCGATGTCCACATACCATTGATGAACATGACTATTACGAAGTCGCCTTCTTCCGGCGTGAATTCTATGCCAGCATCCTTGTTGACTTTGGCAGCCATCAGCGGGACTTTTAAAAGTTTCGAATATCCGCCGAACGGGATGATATCCACCACTGTTTGCAGCAGCTGATTATCGCCAGAGTCTTGAAAATACACCTTTTCGATAATGCCCTGGATCGGGTAGGGGAAGGCTCTCATTCCCTCCATAGCCGGTTTCTGGCGTAAGCTCTCCTGAAGGCGTGCTCCTGTCTCATCAAGCATATGAACTTCCTCCCGCCTGTGTTGCTGCCGCTGAATTTGGCGCATTTATCTGCTGCCCCCTGGTTACATGAAACGTGGTGGCAAACTGGGGTTGAGGCCATACCGTGTAATGATGGGCAACCTGTTCGATCAGATATTCCATTTTCTTGCCGTCGAGATCGTGAATCAGTCCATCTCCCGCTTTGATGTCTGGTCTCAGATGTGTTTGAATTGTGCCGGACCGGTAAGTGTGGTTGTTTTTGTACCAGTTCCAGAGTCTGGTTGCGGCAAAGCTTGCATTTTCCAGCCAAGTCGATCTGTCTATGATTGTCATGGGTGGGTGCCACACTTTTTCAGGCGGGACGAACTGGTCTTGAAATGGTTTGGGATTGTATCCGTGGAGTTGGATATTTTTTTCCTCTTGTGACCCTGTCTTGAATTCAGGCCGGACAAGATTCGGGTCTGCCATGGCGATTGGAATTGTTTCGCCTACTGCCGACATATAAAACTGCGGCTGATAAAATATCATGTTGATTCGTTCTGCATCACAGACACCGATGTCGTCGGCGATAATGTCCGCGTCGAATATGGTATGGACGCGGTCGGCGGATCGGTTGAGCCGGCCATTATCGTCAATCGGTTGCTCCTCCAGGGTCACTGTGAAATGCTTGGTGTCCAGAGTCTCTGTCGTCAATAGGTTAAATGGATCGTGCATGCAGCGCGTCAAGGCAGACCATGTGGTGCATCCCTGTAGTGTAAGGGATACCTGACTCCATAACCTCCAGTCATCTTTTGTGGTCACCTCAAGTTGCACTTTATCTGCCCACGTAGGCAGTACTGCTCGGAATGCGAGGTCGAACAGTTTTTCTATTAATGCCCCTGGAGTGCCCACTGTCAGGCTCTGGTCGAACTGTCGGTTAAGTTGCGATGTAAATTTTTGAGTCATGCTGTCGCCGCTTTCCGTGGTCGCAAGCGGCTCTTTTGCTTTTTGTTTTGCTATCTCTTGGTTGAAGGCGATGATGTCCCATCCGACGTCGTGCTTCAGTAACAGTTTGCCCAAATCCTGACCGGATATCTTCACCTGTCGCTGCGGATTGTTGCCGCCTGGCCGCACCCATCCCGTCCGGTCAACTAAGCCCAACATGACGACCTTCATCCCTGATCCGTCTCCGGCGTCCAGTTCAATCGTGATGGTGTCGTCGGTGGTTATCAGCTCGTCGTAGCGTCCCTGCTTGCCTGTGGCGTCTGTCACGGTCTTAAAAGTTAACATCAATTGCCATGTGCCGCTGCATCTGCCAAAAGCCTTGTTGGTGCTGATGCTGATCACATCGTTGCTGGCGTCGATGATTTCTTCCCCGGTAGCGGAGTTGATGAACTTGACCCGGTGCCTGGGCGAGTAGCTTCTGAAATATTTAGGTGTGTGTTCTGGCATGCGTTCATGGTAGCAAATTTGTAGCGCATATCAAACTGTTTGCCGTTATGTCATTCTATGGGCTTGTCTTTTGGTTGATGTGGTGGTATCTGTGTTTTGTTAGGTATACGCTACGTTTTAGGGGGTTTTATGGTGGAAGTGTTTGAAGCGGAAAACCGAGAAATTAATTTGATGTCTGCGTGTCTAGCGCCATCAGCAGGCCAGCATCGTTTGCCGAGGATAAAGCTTCCTGAATTATGTCTAGTGCCGACGAGTAACCTTTTACGTGAGCTTTTCCTTCGGGCGTTCCGTCGCATTCGCTCTCCACTCTCTGCAAACTCCCTTTCATCAGGAACATTATCTCTGCGGGGGCACAATCCTTTTTTGCGATCCGATAAGCCACCGCGTGCAAAGTAGCCAATGATCTGCCGTTGATGATTTCAATGAGTTCTGTTGCTGTCATATACCCTCCAGCGTTTTTCTTTGGGTATACCATGCGATAAAATGAGTTGCATCTTTTTTACGGGTATCGTACAGTCGCACACATGAGGCTTAAGAACCTCTTGCGAGCGGCCCACGCTCCCGACAGTACGTGTTTTTTTGTGCCTGAAATCTGAACATCTGCGAATCTGAACATCTGTATTGTAGGTCGGGAGTGGGCGAATAAAATAGGATTTATCCAAATAAACCCGCCGTCTCGCAACGGTTCTTAGCTCCCGGCCTACTTCTAAAGAGTACGCCTATAAGGAAATTGCGAGGTAACACCATGGAAAAGCAAGTTGCAAGTCCCGCCCCAGTTGTTTTCAGTTTTGAATCCCTGAATGTCCGTGTAGTTGATCGTGATGGCGAGCCGTGGTTCGTTGCCGCTGATGTGTGTGCTGTGCTTCACATTGGGAACCCTTCCGATGCGGTTCGTCGCATTGACGCTGAGGATGTTACCCTCGGCCAAATCGAGGGTAGTCATCGTCCAGTAAATTTGATTAACGAATCCGGTTTGTTCACTTTGATTCTCCGTTCTGACAAGCCGGAAGCAAAGCGCTTCAAGCGCTGGATCACTTCCGAAGTTCTTCCCTCCATCCGCAAGCACGGCCACTACGGCCAGCCGGTTGTTCTCCCTGCCGATCCGATGCAAATTCTCAAAGTAACCTATGACGCGCTGGTGCAGGTCAATACCAGAGTTGACGAGGTGCAGGAAACTGTTACCCGCCTGCTTGACACCGTCCGGCTCCAGCAATGGCAATGTTACGAACTGAAAGCCGCCGTCACTCAGAAGGCGCAAGAATTCCGCGACACCTACAATTGCACTTATGCGCTGCTCTTTCCCGCCGTTTGGGGCTTCGTAAAAAAACACTTTCGGGTTGCTACTTACTCCGCCATTCCGACCGTCCGTTTCGACGAGGCACTGGCGCTTGTCAAGGCGATTACTTTTGGTGACATGCCCGACTATGTTCGCGAGAGCGCAGGGGGTGCCAAATGAGACACGTCATCCGTGCAATCAGAATCAGGCTGTTCAAGCGTACCTTGAGGAACCGTGCTGTAAGGCGCTGCATGCAAATGGTTGTTTCGGGGGTGCTGTCATGAGAACCGAACCGACACTTGGCGAAAAAGTTTATTACCGCACTCCGGAGATGGGACGCAAAAAGAAGGGCTTTGTTATTGCCGGCAACATTGAGTGCGGCTACGAAATTAAACCGGTGCGTGAAGGGTACGTACTTAATCCGCCGAATCTCAACGGTGTTTTCCGTGACAGCATCTGGACGGCGCAGGAACATGCCGCTGGCAGATTACCGAGGGGCACAGGCCGTCTTGTGGCTGCCAAAGAAAGCAAGCGCAGGGGGCAGGTCGGTATGGATCGCATCGGCATGACTGAGGTTGAAATAATGCGACACCCTGGCATTGTGAGCGTCATGGAGAAAATATTGACAGGTCTGGCCGCTCGGAACGGGTATAATCCGCATTTCGTGCTGAGCGATGGCGTTTTGCATAACGACGATCTTGCGGCGAATGAATTGTTCAGCGAGTATGTTACGGCTGCTCTCGGTGCGCTCCGCACGTCCGGCAATAATGCCAGTGACTCCGACATCCAGCAGTTCAAGGATTACCTGGCTGGCGCAACCTCGGAAAGCAACATCGCGCTGACGATTGCTCGAACCGGAAAGACCGCAGCCATGCGCCACCTGATCACAAATAATGACCGGCTGAAAGTGACCGTTTCCTACGACACCCACGGCGAGGACGATCACGAGACCGGCATGCGAGCGATTGCGGCCAAGGTAGCCGTCAATCCGAAGCGTGCTTCTGGTGCCGTTATACAGGAAGCCCTGACGCTCGGCATTGCGGAACAACTGGAAGCTCTTGACGACACGGCGGCGGCAGTCATTATCAAGATGAAGTTCGGTTTGGAGCAGTTCGAGCATGCCTACAAGGAACAGGACATTGCTGCAGCTCTCAACCGAGCGAAGGTTCCGGCGCCGAACGGCTTGTGGGATGCCGTAAAAGTGAAGATCAAAATGCTGGCCGCGCTTGCGATTCTGGCGCACACCCGAGGCATGCGGAATCTGCGGGACTTTGTTTGTGGTGGTGACTATTTGTTCGCAGGAGGTGCAGCATGAGTCCGAATAAAAAAGCTACCGTGATGCGTGATCTGGATGTCGCCCTGTCCATTTTTGACGTTCTTGAGCACATGCTGGAGAATAATTCCGGTGTTACTGATTTGCATTATCTGGCTACCTTGGCAGGAGAGGGCAAGCGAAAGCTCAACGGTGTCGTTGATGTTCTGGCTGGGTGATCATTCTGTTTTACTGTCTTTAACCGTATGAAATGGAGGTGCCCCATGCTTTGTATTCGTGTTTCCGTGAAAGGTTCTTTTGTTGGTCTGGTTCATGATTCAGATCGTGCTATAATCCGTAGTCTGGTCAAGCGATTCGGCCTTGAATCACTGGCACTTGTTCCGGTGGTTGTACTGTAGATTAATTTTTTCTTGTAGCGCTTATCAAATTTATGCTTGCACTCGCTGTTGAGTTATGCAATATTCCGACTGCGATGCTGGACCCACAACTTCTTCCAGTTATCCCCTTCGGGGGGTAATAAAAAGCCCTTGCCCTCCAGCGTCGCAGTTGTTGGCAAGGGCTTTTTTACGTCTGGTGTGTGTCGTATATCAAATATTCGGAGGTGGTGAATGAACGAAAGCAATCTTATTAAGGCGGATTTTAATGGCAATTCAGTTAGTTTTGCTGGTGATGGCTGGTTCAATGCGACTCAGGCAGCAACTGTATTCGGCAAGACTCCCAATGAATGGTTGCGCCTTCCGGCCACGGTCGATTATCTAAAGGCACTCAACCGCAAATACGGGAAAATCCCGTATTACAAAACTAAGCGAGGTCAGGGTGGCGGAACCTGGCTTCATCCAAAATTAGCGGTAAGATTTTCACAATGGCTCGATATAGATTTTGCTATTTGGTGTGACGAACAGATTGATGCCATTCTTCGTGGCAAGTTGGATCAAAAGAAACTTCGTCACGAGTCGGCGTCTGGTTACAAGGTTATGGCTGCAATTCTCCTTCTTGATCGTCAAGAGCGAGGTAAAGATACAAAGACACATCACTATACCAACGAAGCACGTCTTATTAATTGGGCTGTCACCGGAAAATTTCAAAGCCTTGACCGAGACTCCTTGACTGCCAATGAACTTGATTTATTGGCTAAACTTCAAGAAAAAAACTCTGTGTTGATTGGTCGTGGAGCAGATTATGACACCCGCAAAAAAGTAATCGAGCAATATGCTATTGATCTTCGTGACAATCTCTTGCTTGCTGCTTAACTTGCCCACACTCATGTTCTGTGGTATACGGGGCATATCTCAATTTTACCGGAGGTCGTTATGAAACTGTTACTTGTGTTGCTACTCCTTGCCATCCCCGTTGCGGGGTGGGGGGCGGAAGGGAAGCTGGTGGGGAAGGATGTTATTTTCGATACCGTTGACAATGCGGGTGTCCCTTACTCCGTGAAAAGCACCAACATAATTGGCACCTATTTTTGGTACTATGGGGGCATAAGGTGTGTAGCATCGTTTAAAAAAACTGTTTTGGATGTTGCTTGTAAAAAGAACAGTTTCGAGATTTATGAGGATTCCGGTGATGTATTTTTGAAATTTGTCGGTGCGCAAGCCGCTGTCTTGCAGGACGTCACCATCGGATATGATATGTATGAGTCTATAAAAACCCATGCGCACAAAAAGTAATTATTGATTATTGCTGCTAATCGATAACGTGGCTGCGCCCAAGTGCCTTTGTTTGATGCCCATCGCTATAGTAAGCGCCTCTATGGCATTTACTAATTTGTCAGTGCCTTGCAGCGTTATTCCTGCCTCTAATGGTGACATCCCTATTTTGTTTGCGTTAATTCCTCTGCCTCCGTTGGTTCCTTCGATGGTGGCGTCGTTTGGAATTTTACGAGGGTCTACACCTGTGGTTATCCTAGAAGAGACTTCTCCATCGAACTGAGGCGAGAATGCACCCAATTTTTCGTTTTTTAGGTTCTTCTGGTATCGTATTTCATAATTCTGTGCACCTGGCTCGTACCCTCCGTTGTTGTAGTATCCGCTGTAAAACATGCGAGCCTTTTGTTCGTCTCCATCTGCTTTCCCCAGACCTTGTTTGTATATTGAAATACCGGCTCTTATATTTGTTTCCGGGTCTTGGAGTTGTTCAACAGTATATTCTTTATGTGCTTTCGGGTTAACCTGCATAAGGCCGACGCCTTGGCCTGTTTTTGATACGGCTTTCGGGTCAAATTTTGCGTTTTCGGTTGCCGCTAATGCAATCATCTTATCGGGGTCAACGCCCATCTCTTTTGATATCTTTTCAAATAACGGTCGGTATCCTTTTGTGTCGGTTTTAAACCGGTCTCCCAGCCCGTCTATTTTGGTGTCGAGTGATGTGCTGCTGTTGCCCATCAATTCAGTAAACTGAGTCAGCTTCTGGAATACTGGCGAGTTCAGCACTTTCTCTGCGGCATTGAGCAGACCTTCCTGCATGGGGGCAATAAATCTGTTTACTATCTCTCCCGCTCTGACTTCCAGGTTTTCCGTTCGCGCCATCAGTTGCTGTTTTTTTGCTCCGGCTCTGGCTCCGAACTCGTTTTCCAGTTTTGCTGTCAGCGCCTCTTCCTTCTTGCCGCCTGGCTTGACCTTGTCGATATCCTTGCCGCTGGTTGCAGCGTTCTTCAGGAGGCCGTCCTTGTCCATGTCCAGCATGTTCATGGCTGACTTAGTGGTCAGGTTCCACTTTGGAAAATATGCCATCAACTGTGCAGCTTGTGCTTCTTGACTGCCATGGAAGTTTGATACCAGCTCATGGAACGCAGCAGGATTTGCCTGCGGACCGCCTTCTTTCATCTTCTCCATCGCGAACTTCTTTTCCCATGACATCGGGCCGTCAAAACCCTTGAGGGCTTTAAACATCATTATCTCGCCTGGGTCAGAACCGGCTCCTTGAAATCCGTTTTGTGCGACATTGGTGAACTCGTCGGACTTGGCGTAATGCCCATACGACTTGCCCATTTCCTGCGCTTTCATCGCTTCCAAGGCCAACGCCGTGGCGCCGCCCACCTTATCGCTTGCATCGGCTCCTTTCATGGCCTGTGCGGAAGCATTGGTGTTCCTGGCGATCATCCCCAGCACCTCCGGCATACGGATGCTCTTGATGCCGCTGGCGACCGCCATTGATAGTGCGCCGGCTGCCAGTTGCGAGTTCCCGGTCCCCTGGTACATCGTGCCGAACAGGCTGCCCACCTGGTTCGGGTCTACACCTTTGGCTTTACCGAAAGCAGCGGCCAATCGAGACGAGCTTTGCATGTTCTTGCTGGAAATGCCTTGGTTGCTCATGTACTCCATGAACGGCATATATTCAAGCTGTCCCATGCCAAGCTTTTCGCCTGCATTCTCACCGCCGATTATTCCTTTGCCCTCCAGTGTTGTTGTGTGTCCGACTGATTGCTGATATTTAGCTCTGGACTGCGCCAGTATGCTCAGTGCAGAAAAACCGCCCACGGCAGCCAAGCCCCATCCGAGCGCCTTCTTAATGGTACTCCCCATTGTAGCAGCTGCCGCAGGGTCTTCCTGCTGCCGGTATCCCTGAATGTTCTGGTTCGACTGAGTTGCGCTTTTGTTGGTCTTGTCGAACGACTTATCTTGTGTCCGCTGGTATTTTTCTGAGGATGCTGTCAATTCCTCAATCTGCTGTTTCAACTGCTCGACGGCCTTCTGCTCGCCCTCGGTGCGAAGCAATGGCGACGTCTGCTCAAGTTTCTTCTTCTTGGCGAACAGTTCGTCGAGCTTGGTACCGGTCCGCTCGATCTCCTTCTCGTACTTCTTCTGTTCGTCCTGGATTAGCTTGTAGAGCCGTGCCGCTTCGGCAGCCTGGCCGGGGGTGATGACGCCGCCCTTCTTACTTCCTTCTACATCGATCTGTTTCAGTTTCTTCGTCGCATCCATGACGGTGGCCTGGGATGCAGCGGTATTATAATAATCCTGCGCTACCTGTTGAGTGCGAGGGGATACAGCATTGGTGAGCTCTGCTCGTGGCTTTACAATCTTTTCGTGTTTCGGGTCATAGTTATCGTAGAACGTATCTCCTTTGGGGTGGGAAACGCTGACGATGTTCTGCGCTGGCTCTATGATGTGCGGATCTCTGATCTTATATTGCCGCTGCGGCTGTTCCTGCGCTACCTGTTGAGTGCGAGGGGATACAGCATTGGTGAGCTTGCGCTGATAGTTGATCAGCGATTCAATTGACTGTCTGGCCTTATCAGCTTCATTTGCGTACGTCCTGAGGCCGTCCGACATGCTCTGAGTATCGCTTTTATTTGGTAGGCCGCTGGTCTGGATGGTGATATCGGATAACTGCTCCGATTCTCTCAGGCCGTTGTTGAGCATGCCTATTTCTTTTTTGGCTTCCCGGAGCTTGTCGGTGCCGTTTACTCTTATGTCAATGCCGATTCCCATCTGCGTATCCTCCGTGCTTCCATTCTACATTTTGCGTAGCGTATGTCGAACGCTTTGCCAATAGAAAAGGGAGCCGTTAAGCTCCCTCGTCCTTTTGTTCGATCACTACCGGCTCCCAATTGCCGCCGTACAGCTCTTTATTGAGATCTACTGTTTCCCCTGCTTCTATTCTGGCGAAGATGTCGTCTACTTCCGCGTCTCCCGACAACTCTATGTCGCAAGACGGGCATTTGTCGCGGTGAGTTGTCATTTCGCATGTGAAGCAGGTTTTAAGCGATTTACCTTCCGCTGCCAGGGTCATCTCGTATTCGAGAGATATTTCCTCGTCGGTGATGCTGGTATATCGAGTGTCGTTGACTGGCAGGTTATACTTTGTCCTGTACCAATAACGCAGGCTGTTTATCTCCTTCGCCGCCATCGCTCCCAGCTGCTTTGGGTCGAAAGGAGTTTAAGTGCTTTTGGACCTCGTTCCAGACCGCCAAGATAGCATCTTCGTCCTCATCCTCATGCATTTCCGCCAGGTCGAACCATTTCGGCAGCGGCACGGTCGAGGTTGTCTCTGCAAAAGTGACGATGTACGACAACAGTTTAAGACCTTCTCCGATCAGTTCCGGATTGACGGCGCCGAACTCTGACATGGTGACGGCATCACGTAGAGCTATTGTGCGTTTGTCCAACAGAGACGGCCTGCGAATGGAAAAAGATCCAGCATATTTACTACCAAATGGCTTTCCTGTGGTGGGGCAGAGTGCGCTTTCAATGTTGAATTCTGTTATCAGTGGGATTGACATAATTGCTCCTTGGATGGGGTGGGGGAGGCAATGACGCCTCCCCTTTGGTATGCGCTACAGCTTATCGTTGAGAAACGCGGTGTCTTGCCAAAATTTGGAAATTTTCACCGGTTACTTGATGCTTCGTGTACCTGCGGCTGTGAGTATTGAACTTGCATCCCGTGTAGTTCTCAATTGTTGTTCCAGAAACCGTGTCTACAACCTCGACAGACAATTCCTGTGACGTCAGCCATTCATCGCTGTTGGGTACAAACCCGAGTTTTTCTAAAGTGTCGGCAGCAACCAGGTACTTTTCTCCGCTTATGCGGTGGGTTAGTTTGCCCACGACGTGTTCAACAACCTCTACATCTCCCAGGCCATCAACTTCTTGAAGATTAAAATCATCTTCAAAACTTACGTTCTGGCAAGTCCCGACCGCCTCGCCTCTGATCTTCAGTATGACCCTGTTGCCGGTTGCGGTATTCTTAACACCCATTGTCTTATCCCTCCTTTGTAATTACTTGATTGATGTTTGATATATGCTACAGTGTGGCACGGTTTTATCCAAGGAGTTTGCCATGCCTTTTGACTGCAAAACCTACGATCCTGCGCAGATTGCCAGCATTGCCAAAGAATACGTTTCTGGTGTGGCAATGTGCCGCCTTGCAAAGAAGCACCATATCGCCGCCGATACTCTGGAGCGGTTGTTTTCTGAAATCGGTGTTGAGCACCGGGGCATAAAGGCAGCGATAAACGCTTCCACTGAACATGCTGATGCCAATATTACAAGACGGAAACTCTCGGCCAGTGAACGCATTGCTTTCTGTGAAAGATACGGCACTGGATGTATTTCTGTTGCAGATCTTGCTGGTGAGTTCGGTATCAGCAAGGGAGTCGCAAGAAAAATACTGAACCAAGAAAACCTTTTCCGGGAACCGGCATATCTTTCGTATGCGCTCGATGCCGAGTTCTTCATCGATATAAACACTCCTGAGAAAGCGTACTGGTTCGGCTTTATCATGGCTGACGGGTGTGTGTTCGGCATGCCAAGTCCTGGTTTACGTATAGGCTTGAAGTCTTCGGATTCTGGGCATCTGGAAGCGTTTAAGGCTGACATCGGTTCAAGCCATCCCGTCAAATTTTCTATGAAGAAATACATGTGGCATGGCGAGGAACGGTCTGCCGGGGCTTGTGCTGTAGATATCCGCAACCGCACTCTTTTTGATTCTCTGGTGTCGCACGGCTGTGTGCCGAACAAGACCATCAACTGCACTGATATCACAGGAATTTCTGAACATCTTTTCCGGCATTTTGCTCGCGGTTATTTTGATGGCGATGGTTGCATCACGTTTACCGCGAGGAGTAACAGAGTGACAAAGGCTGGCATGTTTTACGTTGACCCCAGCTGGTCTTGTGTCGGTAATCTCTCGACTATGGCTTATCTCCTGGATGGAATACAAGCTGCCACCGGCCTTGTTTTGGCTGGGCTCAAACAGCGTCGCGGCTGCTGGTTTATGAGTGTATCCGGAGTTCATAAGGTTTCGTCTCTTTTCGATTTCTTCTACGGTGAAGCTGGCCCCTTCCTCCCCCGGAAAAAGATCAAATGGGAGGAAGGGAACCAGCGTATTGCCTTAAATTCCAATTGAGAACTTTGTCGGCATGAGATGGTACGTGCTGAAAATATGGTTGACCGGCAGGATCGGCTCGGCGAAGTAGTCCACGTAGCGGATGGTGCCATCCACTCGCAGCTGGGTTTTTTTCGGGTCGAAGTTGCGGATATACTCTTCCCGTTTTGCAGCCTCAAGGACGGCATTTGTGAGGTTCAAAATAGTAATGTCGAGCGTCTCGCTTCCGGGTTTGCCAATTAAAAGTTCATGGCGATTACGAATTTCCTTCGCAATATAGTCAGCGCCCCTTCCCACGCTAAATTCTATCCGATAGAGGTCGTCGTTCTGGTTCCAAGTAGTGAGCTGACGGCTGATCACGTACCCGGCGCCCTGGACAGTATCTGGGATAGGTACTGCGGCTCCTGTCTCGAGCAGCGTTTCGATCTCGGAGATACGAAGTTCTACTTCGAGCCCGAGGCAGCGCAGGTATTTGCGGGTAAGCGGCTCGACCGGAGAGCTGCCGCCAGCGAGGCCGGCATACATGCATGCTGTGATGTATCCCGGATAAAGCTTGATATTTCCATCGGGGTCATAAAACTTGGCGCCGAGGCCGACGTGCATGGTGCGGTCACTGTTCAGATTCTTGACTGCGGTCTGCAGGGCGGTAATTGCCGTGAGGCGAGCTGCTTCGCTAACCCAGCTCTGGAGTGCTCCGCCAACAAAGCAGCGGCGTTCTGATTTTCCGTTTGGTCCGCTCATATATGAGCAATGAGCATCAGCCATGGAATGGATTGCTGCCGCAGACGTGATCGGGACAATCAGGTCGATCTTCATTGTTTTGAGTAGATCGAATGCTGTCTGCCAATCGTTGTTGGTGGTTGTCCCGTTCGAGCCACCGTTCAGGAATGTCCAGCCAACATTTGCCGGGATCGTGCCGGCGTCAGTATTGCGTGAGGCGAGCACGTATCCGGACAGTTTGTTGATGCCATCCACGATCGCCTGCAGATCGGATTTGGCTGTAAAGGCTGCTGTCTTGACGTCCTGGGTGGTTACTGTATCAAGCTGGATGGACAGGTCGGTCTTCGGCTGTTTTGTGATCGCCACAGCCGTGTACTTCGCTACGCCGGCAACGTTGAAGCTGTTGATTGCGTCTACCAGCGCCTGGATGGTAGTGAAGGAGTTCAGGTCGAGATTCAGATTGTCGGCAGCCACTGCTGTTGCATTGGTGGTCAGCAAATGCGTGGCAGCTGAGATGTTTACCGTCATGGCGCAGGACGCGGCGGCTCCGGTATACTGGATACTGAACGAGTCCTTGGTCAGGTTGTCGAAAATTTCAGTATTGTCGACGTATTGAATCGTGACCTTTTTGCCTGTGGTCCCGGCTTCGATTTTGGCTTTCACCTGGTTGGCTGTCTGGCCGAACAGGTAGCTGGTCAGCGTGAGCACGTCAGCAACAGCAGCGTCCTTGAACGCCTTGCTCGATGCGGTTGCCGGGTTGACTGGAATCAGATAGACTTCGCTGGCTCCCTGTGCTCCTGGGGATGGATCGAACAGCAACTGTGCGCCCAGCCGTGCCTCTGCCGAGTCGGGATGAACCAGCTGGTTCACCAGCGATGGGCTGTTGATTTTGATGGCGGTTCCTGGCGGGATAAGCCCGACCATTTCCGCGAGAATCGCTACCTTGTTTGCCCCACCAAGCGGACTGTTGGCCAATGCCGATGAATCGATGCGGCTGGCAGCCTGGGGGATCAGGTAGTATTTACCGTTCCAGAGAACTCCTTTGCCCATTGTTACTTACCTCCTTTTATTTGCCATTCGGCCCATGTCAGTGCTGTCGGCATGGTCTCGAACAGTCCGAGTAATGTTGCCCATTCGCTTCTGTATTTCCTGCCGTTGATCTTCTCTGCTTGGCACAGGTGGGTGAATGCCGCTTTTGTTTCGACCCGGGCTTTCGGTATTTCACTCAAAAACTCTTCCAGGGTTACCGGGAACTCGGATACTTCCGTGGCTGGTTCTTGCGTTGGTGCAGATTCTGTTGTTGCATCGGCTTTTGCCATGATGTTTCCTCCTTGATGTTGATATACGCTACAGTTTATTTAAAGCTGAACGTTGGTGCCGGTTGCGTAATCACCGATTGGCACGCGCTTGGTCCACGAATTCTGTACTTTGCAGCTGATCTGCACTGCTCGGTTGAATACAGTCTGCGGCAGGTGCTCTTGTTCCGGCTTGAGGTCTGCGACTGTGATATCAATCTCATATGCCCCTATGCCGGCCAGTGAATCCTGGGCTTCACAGATGAATCTCTGTACCAATCGTGCCAGCCAAATTGCTTCATCTATTGTTGCGGTCACCACATCTACTCGGTATATTGCTGATGCGACATATCCTTTCGGGATGTCCCAGTGGGTTTGTGTTCCGGTTGCGGGATACGGCTTTGACTCGCCCAGCAGATCGTTCAGAAACTTATCTGCTGTATTCTCTTGACCGAGACTGATTCCGATCTGCGGGAGCGGCATATCCAGAAGCGGAAAGTGTGGCAAGATGTAAACCTGCCCATCATCTCTCTTGCGGAGGTCGCCCGTAAAAGTCTTGCGGTTGATGTAGGCGGTTATTTCGGTGATCTCTCCTGCATCCAAATCGTCGAAAGTGTCATTGATCGCAAACCCGCCGTCTGTTTTTGCCGCAGCAAACTTTTCGAAGAACAGCTTCACCAGATATTTGTCTACGTTCGGAAATCCCATTATATTGTTCCCATGCTTACTGTTGCGGTCTGGAGGTCGAGCACTGCTGCCTGTTGCACCATGGCCTCTACTGCTGGCCTGCAAAAAGCAGACACCGCTCCGGCTATGTTATGCGGCTTGTATCCGGGATGCATCCATGACCCGGGAGCTGACTTGTCGCTGACGATGCGGAAGGTCATGTACTTGTTTTGGGTGGCTTTGGCATAGGTCTTCTCAATTCGTACCATTCCCTCGAATCTGCCATTTTTGTGCTGATATCCGCTTGTCGGGTTCTTCCCTGGCGCATGCTGGGTTTCGGTGCCAGTAAGTCTGCCGCCCCACTTTATGGCGTTGCCCTGCCTGACGCTGGCTTTGAGTGCTCTTGCCTGTTTGTAGACGTCCTTCGGCATAGCAGGGAAGTTGCTGTTTGCCGAACTTCCGCTTCCCGTGCCTTGTCGAAACGGGATGATGTTGTATCTGCCGTTTTTTCCGATCCGTGCCTTCGGTCCGTTCAGTAGTGCCGGCTTCATGTCGAACGGAGCACAGCCGTTTTCCAGTTGCTCGGCAACCTTTGATGTCGCGACAACCTGCTGGTTGATGCTATCGCCTTGCGACAGCTGGTCTCTGGTAACGATGCTGTCCGAATAGATGCGACGCAGACCGATGTTATTGGTAATCGGCTGCATGCCCGGAAATATCTCCATCCCCATCACAGCCTGCTGCCATTGCGCCTGGACGAATCCTGCGGCCCTCTCAACGGCTGCCTCTATGTTTGGGGTGTCGTTCATCTCGACTCGACCAAATGTTTCTTGCGCAACATTACCTTGCTGCCGAGGTCGTCTCCGTGGGTGATGCGTTCGATTGGCGGCACGAACACCAACCACTCGATGTATGCTCGGTACTTGATCGTGTATCTGATGGCAGTTGCTGGTTTGAGGCCGGTCTTGCCGGTCCAGTCCCAGACGATGTTCTTGCCTGACAGCCGAAAGTCGGTTCCTTCAACGTACTTCTGCTTGTTTTCGTCGATACAGAATATCCCACTGACTCCCTCGTAATAGAGCGTGTCGGATACCCCTTCCCCTCTCACCAGCGGATCGCCTTGGCCGTATGGCAACGGCCATGTGAATATGATTTTGTCTCCCTCACTCACGGTGTCTGATGTGAGTGGGGAAAAGACGCAATCTCCCGGCATAAACACGCCGGTTTCCATTAGTTCCCGTCGCTGGCTGATATCGGTTACCAGTCCAGTGATGATCTTTTCTTCCGCATACAGCCAACCGCCTGTTTCATGTTCCATGCAGTTGGGGTTTGGCTGCCCGCTGGCGTCGTGACAGAAACAGCGCAGACCAATCAGATGTCTGACCCGCTCTCCTTCTTCGGCTACGAAGTTGTCAACGGCGTCAATTGGAATCGGCATCACAGCACCACGCATGAGATACCGCGATAGAGGTTGCGCAATCGCGGAAGGTTGGTCTTGTTCCAGTCTTTGTATTCCTGAATGGCTGTGTCGTAGACGCCTTTTGCATTGTAGCTCTGGCTTCTGCTGACGCCATCTTTGCTGATGCTCTCGCTGGTCATACCCGACCGCCATGCCTGCTCTGCGGTGGTAAGGATTGATATTGCCGAGGTGTAGCCAACCATCTTGATAATTTCTGCCGGGATCTTCTCGTCGATGCCGAGAATGGCTTTATACCGCCAGAAATCGGCGATGAATTCCCGCACTCCCCAGAAGTTTATGCCCATGAAAAACGTCCAGTATTGTGCATACTGGCTGTTGTAGGGCAGAACATCCACATTTCCGCTCTTGCGG